TGGTACGTATCCGCGACAGGAGCCACACCCGTCGCACCGATACCCGTTGCATCGATGTTGGTATCGACCGCGATGGCGTGCCACTCCTCAGTCGTGGCCTCCGTGTCGTAGCAGAACACTGCACCATCAGAGATGTTAGTCGTATAGCTCTCCGCAGCGATCGTCGCCGGCATCTCCAACGCAAGCGTGTCGCCCAGCCCGGCGCAGATCACCGTGTTGGTGATATCCGTGTCCAGGTGCAGCCGCGTCTCGAACACCAACCCGCCCTGGTCCGCGCTCCAATGCAGCCCGATCGACATACCCGCACAGGACGCCGCGCATCCACCGGAGTTGTCGTCGCCGGCCGTCATCGTCGCCACGCCATACTGCTCTTGCGCCAACGCTAACGCTACCACCTGCGGATCCGTTCCCTCCACATTCACCAGCTCACTGTGGATCGTATCCCCCCAGAAGTCCTCCATCCACTCGGCCGCGGTGCTCACGATCGGCACGTCCGCGGCATTGATCGCGATATCCCAGGAGGTGTCCGAGACGTCGATCGCCGTCTCTGTGCACTGCGCGTCTTCCGTGGTCAGATCCAGGTCGATCCCGGTCAGCGTGTTGTCTGACCCGCTATGATCGGCCCCGGTCAGGTTGATGTCTACCCCGACAAGATGATCTTCCCCGTCCTGCGCCACAAAAGTAGACGTCACGTCCACCAGGTCATCACTACCCGCAGACCCAGACGGGCCAGAGAGACTGTGCACGCTCGCTATACTCACGGTCCCGGTCACGGCCATGGTAGAGTCAAAATCGGCATTTTCCGCCACCTGCAGGCCGTCCAGATCCGAGTATCCATCGACCCCCAGCGTCCCGGTGATCGCCGTGTTCCCCTCCACGTCCAGCGTGCTCTCCATATGGACCGTGTCGTCGATGTCCACCACGTCCAGATTGGTGACCCCATCAACGTCCAGCAAACCCGCGATGGCCGTGTTCCCCGACGTATCCGCCACCGTGAACGCGTTCGTATCCACTGCGATACCGGCATCCAGGTTTGCAAGCTCGCTGGCAGTGAACCCGTCGACAGTCGTCGCCCCGTCCACGTCCAGCGTGCTCGCCATCGTCACCGCGCCAGTGATCGCCACCGTCGAGTCAAAGTCGGCGTTCTCCGCCACCTGCAGGCCATCCAGGTCAGAGTACCCATCCACGCCCAGCGTCCCCGCGATCGCCGTGTTCCCCGACGTATCCGCCACTGTGAACGCGTTCGTATCCACTGCGATACCGGCATCCAGGTTTGCAAGCTCGCTGGCAGTGAACCCGTCGACAGTCGTCGCCCCGTCCACGTCCAGCGTGCTCGCCATCGTCACCGCGCCGTCAAAGTCACCCGCCCCATCCACCTCTAGCGACCCCTCGACGTACGCATCCTCCCCGTCCTGGCTCGTGTCCGGTGTTCCGTCCCCTACTTTCAAGTTCCCGGTGAGAATGTCAAAGTACCCTGCCGCCGCTCCGACAGTCATCGAGACCACGTCGTCATCGCTCGCCACCAGCGTCGTATCCGCATCCGCGTCGATCGTCAGCGTCGCTCCATTTAGATCCATTCCGCCGTCGAATGTTACCGTCGACCCGTCCTGTATGTCGATCGTCCCGCCGCTCTGGATCTCCAGCTCACCCCCGCTGGCCACGATCGCCTTGTCGCCGCCGTTCGTCACGTACCACCCAGTCTGATACGCCCGTGGCACCGGCTCCTCCTCTTCTGACAAGTGCACACCGCCGCACGCCGCCAACATCGCCACCACTGCGATCACCACCACCGCCGCCAGCAACCTCCACCCAACGTCAATACGTATGTCCTTCATCGTTTTCTCTCCTCTCCCTCCCCCTGCCCTCCGAGCGAGCAGGAGGAGGGATTCACGTCTGATAACTCGTCTACCCGCCCCTCACGCTCCCGTCATTCCGAGCGAGCGAAGCGAGTCGAGGAATCTCCTACCCCACGTACTCGTGCTGTGACGCACTCGGCAACGTCGCTGTCGCCTGCGTCACCGGCAGACTGCGGGCCTCACCAAAGAAGATGATATCCCCATAGCTGCCGTTATCCACGCCACTCACCACCACGCTGATGAAATGGTGATCCGTCGCCAGCTTGTCCACCTCCACCGTGAACAGGATGAACTCTCCATCATCATCGTGCGCGCACGTGTGCTTGCAGTACGTCGCACTCAGCGTATCCAGCGTCCCGCTCACCGAGTCCGCCTGCTTGATCTCGAAAATCGGCGTGTCACTCGCGTTGATCGTCCCCAGGTGAATCAGGATATGGAAACGCTCGTACCCGCTCACGTCGATATAGCTCCCGCTGGCCGGATAGTTCCCCGCGCTCAGCGCCGTCTCGATCTCATTCGATCCATCCTCACACGGCACCACGTACAGTGTATGTGCCAGGATCATCCCACTCCGTCCCATCATCGTTCTGTCCTCCTATCTATCCGTGTCATCCGTGTCAGAATCCGTGTTATGACGCCGACACCTTCTGCACCGCAAACTTCCAGCTCTCGATCACGTCCCCACCGATCCGCCGCCGGATGTGAAACTCCACTTTGTTGATCCCCGTGTTCGAGTCCTGGAACCGCACGATCGACAATCCCAGCCGCTCCACGATCATATAGCCGCTGAAATCACCGAACAGCAGCGGATACGCGTCACTCGCCACGTCTGGCATCGCCTCGCTCTCGTACCACTTGTACCGCAAGAACGGCTGTCCGATGCTCAAATCCTCATAGTAGAATCGGCCGTCCCCGTCTTGGAACTGCTCGATATCGTCCGCCGTGCTGCTGTTCCCCAGCCAGCACGCCCGGCCGCCCATCCGGTATTGTGTCGCGATCCCCCGCCGCAGGCCTTTCACGGTTTCCACCTTCAGCGCGCTCGCGTTCCCGCTCACAGTCTCGCTAAAACTGTGGCTGTTCGCGCTGCTCGGTAGCAACCCACGCGGCTTCCCCGCGCCGTCACCCGAGATATACGCGGCGTCCTCGTCCATCGCCAGCGTCACCACGATCAGGTCGTTCAGGATATCCACCAGGTTCGTCGCATCCTCCACCAGGCTCTGCGACACGACGACTTTATAGGTGTACGTGTGCACGCCGATCTGCTCCAGCCCAAACGTCCAATCATCCGCTGTTGGACTCTGCACCTCCGTGCCCCACAGGCCGCGCATCGCCGTCGGATACCGGCTGTTTCCACCGGTCAGCTTTAGCCACTCGATCATATTGCTCGACGTTTGCACCACCCGCGCCCCGGCCTGTCGCACCGCCGTCAGCCCCGGTAGCCGCTGGATGATCTCCGCCGCCTGCTGCGCCGGCACCGCGAACCCGCCCAGCTCGTCCATCCCCTCCACCATCGTCGCCTTGATCTCCGCGACCGTCACCCCATCCTGCAACATCGACTTGACCGTCTCCGGTGACCACACCTGCTGTCGCAGGATCTTGTCACCCTTGCCGGTCCGCAGATACCGGTGATACGCCTTCGCCTGCTCGTACTGCAACTGGCGATAATCCGTCCCATAGATCTCCCGCATCACCAGGCTCGTTGGATCCTCCAGCGGCCCGAACCGCAGATCGTTGATCGCCTTCGTCATCGCGTCCTGCGCGCCAGGCCCTGGCGGATCTCCGTCCTCCGCCCCCATCGGCATATCGGCCGGCAACTGCGGCGCGTTCACCTCGTCGATGATCCCCTGCGCCCGCTTCATCCCCGCCGCCTGTTTCCTCAGCTCGTCCGCCTCGTCCAGCAACTGCGTCGCCTTCGCCGAATCCGGCACCTCCTGCGTCAGCAGCGCCTTCGCCTCCTGTGCCTTCTCCCGCGCCTGTTTCAACAGCGCATTGATCTGCTCTTTCACGTCCATCGTATCCTCCTAATCCGTTCTATGCTCCAGCCCTCGTCCCGCCTGTCCCGAGCCCAGTCGATGGAGGGGCATCCTGATCCGTTCCTGTCCTGCAATCCGCGTCAATCCGCGCCCGTCATTCCGAGCGAGCGCAGCGAGTCGAGGAATCTCAAACCTCCTCGATCCCCACCAACACCTCCGTCGCCCTGGCCAGCGCCTTAGTCACCTCCAGGCGCGACGCCCCCGCGTCGCCTCCGCCCGGTTCCGGTCCTTCCAGCATTCCCAGGTACGCCTTCAACGGCATCACTGCCGGCAATCTCGGTTCCATCGGCGTCGGAGTCAGCGAGCCCTCGATGATCGGCCATCGGCTGATCTTCCCGTCTGGCTCCCGCCGCGCCAATCTCGCCGCCGTACCGCTGCTCCACTTCAACTTGCCCGCCTGCACCATCTCATGGACGATCTTTTCATACTGATCCGCCAGATCCAACACCGTCTCCGCCCAGATTCCCACCTCGTCCCGTTTCGTCTTGATCGGAGCCAGGATCCGCTGCGACAATCCCTCCAGACCTGCCTTCAGCGGGATCCCGTGATGCACCATCGTGTCAGCCCCGTCCCCATCGGCCGGCCCGTAGTACGTATCCGCCGCGAAATAATCCGCATTCGTCAGATCCGGCTCGCCCGGCGTCCCGAATCGCACCAGGTACCCACCGATCCGTGCCTTCATTCCGTCCAGATCCACCGCCTTGATATCATCCCCAAACGCGATCATCAGATCGTCTCCCAGCGCCTTCTCCCCCGATGACACTGGCTCATACGCGATCTTCACCTTCACCGGATCCCCGAACTCGACCTCCCCCTCATCCTCGATCGTGTACGAATAGCTGTACAACCCATCTGGCGCTTCCACGATCACCAGGTCGTCGAACACCTCCTTGACCCAGTAGCTCCCGCTCTCCACCTCCGGTGCCCCGCTCCGCTTCGCGAACGTGACCATCCACGCATCCCGTACCTGTCGCCGCCGCTCGTCCAGGCTGTACGACTTGTTCTCCTCGGCCGCGTTCCCCTCCATCGCTCTCAGCGCCCGATACGCCGCCTTCAATGCCTCCAACGGCACCTCAACCCCATCCACCTCCACACTCTTGATCTCCATCGCTCATCCTCCTCACGAATCACGCATCACCCATCACGTCCGATAATGCCACTACCCATCCGTCATTCCGAGCCTGTCGAGGAATCTCACCGAATCCCCATCGCGTGCAGCACCGCATCCACACACATCTTCTCCACCACCCCGCTCGACTGCACCGCCTCCACCGCCTTCTTATCCGTCATCCAACCCGCCGCACGGTGCACCGTCGCCTGTTTCTCGTCACTCTGCACGAACGGTGAATAACTCGCCGCGTTCCCCACCACCGCCCCCGTCCCCTTCTGCCGCGTCGTCCACCGCTGCCCGAGCTGCTCCGACGTCTTCCTCCCCCCGATGCTTCCATCCTTCCGCCGCCACCGTGGCCCATACCCCCGCTGATACCATCGCCCCTTCGTCGCTGGCGGCCGCTTCGGCGGATACACCGCGATCTTCCCTCGCACCTGCTCCCCGATCGCGAACGAGGCCTTCTTCAGCGCCGCCGTCAAATCCCGCCCCAGCATCCGCCGCACCTCATCCATCCCCTCGCAAGTAATCTCATCCACTGCAAACTCCCAGCCCCCATCCCGAGCGCCTCACACCCCCGTCATTCCGAGCGGAGCGCAGCGGAGTCGAGGAATCTTGATCCGTGTCACTTTCCCCGGTACTCCAGCACCGTCCAACACCTGCAACCCACGTGCGCCGGCGGCCCGTCTGGGAACTCATCTCGCCACACATCCTCCGGCTGCCCGTCCAACGGCCCGCAAATCGGACACACCAACTCATCCACCCGCGTGTGCCATACCCCCACCATCTGGATCCCCGCACTCATCTCCAGCAAATTCGCATACATCCGCGTCGCCGCCGAATACGCCCGCGTCACCTCCGTCACCGCGATCATCGACGCCCGGTAATCACCGAATGCTGGGGCTACCGCCGCCTCCAATTGCTCCCGCGTCATCCCTGGCATCTCCACGAACTGACGGACCGCCCGCGACACCACCCCCCGCGTCGTCTCCGTCAACCCCGTGATCAACTCGTACGTATAATCCCGCGCCCAATCCGCCGCCGCCGCGTTCACCACCGCTGGATCGAACTGCACCCCCACACCCATCGCCTCCCGCAGCGCCACCTCCGTCGCGATCCCCTCCAGCTCTGGCTCGAACGTCTTCCGCAGGTCCGCCTCCAGCGCTCCATGATCCATTACCCGCCCGGCCTCGATCGCCTCCGCGAACCCGTCCAGATGCGTCGCCAGGATCCCCTTGATCGCCCTCAGCAGCGCCCGCTCCACCGCGTCCCGCCCATCCGGCGCCGCCTTCACGAACCGGAACGCCCCATCCGCCCCCATCCGCTCGATCGCT